ATGTTCGTTTGAGCAATTATTCCAGAATCTGATACATGGGCGTGAACGCTATTCTCTCCATCAATAGAACTTGCTTGCGAAAAAGTACCCTGACTAGAAACATGCTTTTGTGTTGAGTTTAACCCACTTAATACCTGATTTTGAACAATAATGCTAGTATTTGATGTCTGTATGTGCCTAGAATCATCACCAATTACCACATTTACTTGTGATAAAATGCCTATTTCATTGGTATGAATATGCGTGCTAGATTCACCAGTAATCAAATAATTTTGTGTGATATTGCTAGTTGAAGATAGTTGAACCTGTTTACTATGTAACCCAGCCAATATTTGTGTCTGTGAAATAGTTCCATCACTTGAAACCTGTGATTGGGTATTGTGTAAACCACTCAAAATATGATGTTGTGTAATATCACCAATTGAAGACAAGTGGGCATGAACGTTATTTTGTCCATCAAGCACAAAATTTTGAGATGCTAATCCAGTGCTAGACTTTTGTAAATGGACACTATTTAATCCAGCTAGAACATTTGTTTGAGCAATAACACTTGTGTCTGACAAATGAATTTGAGTAGAATTTTCTCCGATTAAAACATTTGTTTGTGATAAAGCACCATCTTCGCTAACATGTAGATGGACACTAGATTCCCCCAGCAATTCTTGTTCAACAAACGATATTACTGATCCGCTATTAGAAATGTGAACATGGGTATTATTTGAACCAACAATTATATTAGTCTGTATTAAACTACCGCTCGAAGAAGTTTGAATATGTTTATTATGTTCGCCAACCAAATCAACAATAATTACTTCAGCTGATGTTTCAACATTTGCCTGCCCTAACGCCAAAAATCCAACAGTGTATGATCCAAGAGCGCCGTACTCTTCTGTTGTCGTAACACCAATAGACGTTCTT